GTAACCGTCGTGCTCGAAGCAGACCCACTCCGACTTGTACTCGTTCCAGCCGATCTTGTAATCGACCCGCATGGTCCTCGGGGTGTTGTCCGGCGCGCCGCGCTTCTTATGGACGCTGTAAAACACGTCGCGGACCGCGTACTTGGTCGTCGTCACCTGCCCCGAGAGGATGCCCGCTTCGCTCGCCCTGGCGTCGTGCTTCTGCCGCTCCGGCGGCGGGAACTCGTGGCCGCAGTCGGGGCAGCGGGCGTAGCCGGCGGCGATGACCGAATGGCACGCGGGGCATTCCTTCGCCGGGGCCTGCCCACCGCCTGCGTCGCGCTCCGTGACCCTGATCTGGTCCACCGGCCCGTGCCGCAGCACGTTGCCGCCGAAGTCCAAGACCAGGCAGTTGGTCTTGCTCGGGTGCAGGCGGAAGCCGCGGCCGACCATCTGGTAGTAGAGGCCTGCCGACAGCGTTGGGCGGATCAACGCCACGCAGTCGATGTTCGGAGCGTCGAAGCCGGTGGTCAAGACGTTGACGTTGCACAGGTACTTCAGCCCGCCGCGCTTGAAGCGGTCAAGCAGGGAGTCGCGCCGGTCGGTCGGCGTGTCGCCGGTGACGAAGCCACAGTCGATGCCGTGCTTGGCCTTCAGCACCGAGACGATGTGTTCGCCGTGCTTGACGCCGCTGGCAAAGAGCAGCACCGCGTTGCGGCTCCAGGTCTGCTCGACGATCTCGGCGCAGGCCGCCTCGACGAGGGCGTCCTGGTCCATCAGGTCCTCGACCTCGCCAGCGATGTACTCGCCACCACGGACGTGCAGCCCGTTGGTGTCCGCCTTCGCCTTGCCGGCCTTGGTGATCAGCGGGCAGAGGTAGCCGCCCACGATCAGCTCCCGGACGCCGACCTCGTAGCAGACGTGATTGAGGAACCCGTCCGGCGTGCAGATCGACCCGGTCTTCAGGCGGAACGGCGTCGCCGTGAAGCCGATGATCCGCAGGTTCGGGTTGATGGTGCGGGCGTCGGCCAGGAACTGCCGGTACATGCCGTCGCCTTCGGGCGGGATCATGTGCGCCTCGTCGATGACGACGAGGTCGAACGCCTCCAGCTCGCAGGCCCGCTTGTAGACCGACTGGATGCCGGCGATGATCACCGGGTGCGCGGTGTCGCGGCGCTTGAGGCCCGCGGAGTAGACGCCGAAGCGGACCTCGGGGCAGACGGCGTTCAGCTTGTCGGCCGCCTGCTCCAGCAGCTCCTTGACGTGGGCCAGGATCAGCACGCGGCCCTGCCACAGGCCCACGGCGTCCTTGCAGACCGAGGCGATGACGGGCGTCTTGCCGCCCGCGGTCGGGATGACCACGCACGGGTTGTCATCCCGCGTGCGCAGGTGCTCGTACAGCGCGGCCTTGGCCGCCTTCTGGTAGGGTCGCAAGAGCAGCATCAGACGCACCGGATGCGGACCACGGTCTTCCCGCCCTCGACGGGCTGACACTTGACGATGGCGAGCTGGACGATCTGGCTGTCGTCCGCGTAGGCCCCGCCGTGCTGCAGCGCGTCGAGCAGGGCCTTCTGCACGTTGTCGATGTCGCGGCGGCGGTTGTCGGGCGGGTAGACGTCCACCTCGACCGCCAGCGCGCCGGCCAGCGGGTTGACGCGCCGGGCCGCGAGGATCGCCAGCACGCGCTCGCGAAAACGGCGGCCCTCGCGGCTGATCAGGGTGCGGAACCCCACCCGCCGCCAGTAGTGGTTGATCGACGGCGGGTAGGGCAGCTCGGCCTCGAACATCAGTTGCGCCTCCACGGCGGCGTGCTGTTGGCCGACGGCTGGGCGGCTGCCGGCTGCGGGGCTTCTTTCTTCGCGTAGCCCTTGATCTCGTTGGTGATCTCGCCGGTGTCGTCGCGCTTCTTGCACTTCACGGAGATGACCAGGGGCAGGTTGTGCAGCTCAACCGAGTCGTTGGGGGCCAGCACGCCGACGGCGCGGCAGATGGCCGACAGCTCGGCGCGGGCGATTTGCACCGCCGTCGCGTTCGGGTTGTCAAGGTTGAGCCGCGCCCAGAGGTAGCGGTTCTTGTACGGCCCCTCGATGACCTGGAACGTGAGCTGGAGGTAGTGCCCCGTGTTGGCCTTGTTCGGCTTCATCTCGCTATCGGTGATGACGGCGAGATACTTGCCGGCGGGGATCGGGTCGAAGTCGCTGGTCGGTTCCACGGTATTGGCGTCGAAGCCACGCAGGTCAGCCATGTCAACTCGCTCCGTTGGCAGGTTGGTGGTTGGAAAGGGCCGCGACGAACGCCGCCCACGACAGTGGCAGGTCCTCGGTCAGCCCGTATCGGTTCTTGGCGATGCACGAGGGGCCGCCGACCGTCCGCAGGACGCGCTCGCCGCCGTCCTTGCCCAGGGCGTGAGCGATGGTCCGCTTGCGGCCGAAGCCGGCGTCTTCGGTCTGGGTGCGGACCTTCCGCGTGGCGAAGAGCACGGCATCGCACCACTCGCTGACCAGCGCCGCGGCGTGCTTGTGCAGGCGCGGCGAGTAGCGGTCGTAAGGCGACGACTCGGGGTCCTCGAACTTCTCGACCTTGGCGTGGGCGATCAGGACAACGACCATGCCGCGGGTGTTGCGGAGGGCGTTGAGGTGCTCGACGACCTCGCGCCAGTAGGTCAGGGCGTGGGTGTAGCCCTTGGCGTAGCCGCCGTCGGCCTTCTCGATGCTCTTGGCGCCGGACTCCTGGCAGACCTTGTCCCAGATCATCCGCTCCAGCCAGTCGAGTGAGTCGATGACGACCGTCTCGTACTCATGCGGCTCGGACCGCAGCTCGGCCAGCGCGGCGAGGACCTCGTCGTAGGCCGTGGCCAGGGGGAACTTGTCGCAGTCGATCTCGTCCAGGCCGTCCTCGGTCTGGACGAAGACCGGATTCGGCGCGCCGGCGGCGAAGGTGGACTTGCCGATGCCCTCGGTGCCGTAGACGAGCAGCCGTGGCGGCTTCGGGGTGCGGCCCCGCTGGACGCGGGCCATCAGGCTCATGCGTGGACCTCCTCGGGTTGGTGGTTGGGCTTGTCGGTGACGCGTTCGACCCGGAACGCGTCCGGGCCGAACTCGCGGTGGATGAAGCCGACGAACAGCCGGTTGAAGTCGCGGCCGACCGGCGTGCCGGCGTCGATCACGCAGGCACGCCGGTCCGGGTCCAGGAGGTGGGCCGCATCGAGGCGGACCTGGGCTTCGCCGTACAGGCTCTCCGTGCCCCAGATGGCCAGCAGGAGCGTGGCCTCGACCTCCTCGAGCGGGACGTGCGGCGGGAAGGAGTAGCGGTAAAGTTCCTTGGTCATGTCGCGCCTCTTCCGAATGACGGGCCTCTACTCGTAGACCTACCCGGTCCGCAGGCGGGTTGACGCAGGGCTCAGAGATAATCCCGCAGCCCCGCGCCCTCGAAGGCGCGACGGAGGTGCTCCATGCGCCGCAGCAGCGTGGTGCGGGGCAGGCCGAGGTCGCGGGCGACCGCGGAAACGGAGTCGTGCTTGAGCCGCTCGGCCACGTCCCGGAGGTCCGCGGGCAGCCCGGCCAGCACGTCGGCCACGTCGCCGGCCAGCTGCGCCCGTTCCTCGTCGCTGCGGGGGTCGCGGCCCAGCCGGGCGTCCTGCTCGCGCCGGCCGACCGTCTCGGCCAGCTCGACCGGGCCGTTGTCGCCGGTCTCGATCAGGACGTGCAGCGACGTGGCCCGCCGGTGGTCGCGCTTCTCCGCTTGCTTGTCTCGGAGGAGGCTGGCGGCGTGGCGCTCGACCACGGTGGTGACGAAGACGTGCCAGTGGGCCTCGCCGGGGTCGAAGGCCGGCAGCTGCTTGAGCAGCTTGAGGGCGAGTTCCTGCTCGATGTCGTCCCGGTCACTCCGGGTGAAGCCGGCCCGGCCCACGAGCTGCCGGGCCTTGCGGCGGATCAGGCGCGCCGCGAAGGCATCGAGCTGTTTCGGACTCGCCGAACTGTGAGGATGGGGTTGGGGAGTTGGAGATTGCCTCGTGTCTGGTTTCATGACCCTTTGCCCGAACGGGTGGTTGATCCCGCCGTGCCCGTTGCACAGCGACCACCCGCCGGCCGGGTTGCATGACCGGCGCGCGAAAAAATGGCGGCACAACCGAAGTCGTTGCGCCGCCGTTCGATCAGGTCACGAATTCCCGAGTTGCAGTTGCACGAAACCGGTGCAACTGCAACCGGCTACCCCGTCTTCTGCCCGCGCGGCCTCCCCTTCCAGCGCAAGATCTGGTCCAGGTCCAGGGCCGTCTCCCAGTACAGGCGCAGCTCCCGCGCCGACTCGTCGGCCAGGCAGCGGCTGACGTCGGCCTTGGTCAGCCCGGTGCGCTTGGCCAGGTCTTGCTGGCTCGGACGGAGGAGCAGCTCGGGAGTGCCCGTCCGCTCCTTGGTCGCGTAGGCGTAGTCCCTGGCCGCCCGGAGGTGTTCCGCCATCTCGCGGACCAGCGCTTCGATCTTGCCGGCCCGCTCGGCCCGCTTGCGGGGTGGCCGTTTCGCCTTGACCTCGCCGGTGAGCCCCGCGTCGGTCAACCGGCTTTCGACGTAGGCCAGGTCGAAGGCCAGCGCGGCCGGCCCGAACGTGACCACGGACTCCAGGGCGACGGCCAGGTTCGTCGTCGCGCCGCCCCAGCGCCGGACGCTCGCTTCCGTGGGCAAGAAGAGCAGGGCCTTGGGCCGGCGGGACATCTCGGCGGCGAGGGCGGGGCGGTTGTCTTCGTAGACGTGCCAGGCGAAGTAGACCTCGCGCGGGCGCTGCCCCCAGTTCGCCTTGCCCACGCGCCAGAGGTGCCCGGCCACGGCCTCGGCGGGCGGCCCGCGGACGCCGGCGGCGTCGGCCACGGCGGCGAGGAGTCCCGGTACGTCTACGGCCCACCGCTTGAGGCGGTCGAGCGGGACCTCCACGGCCCCGCACTCGGGGCAGGGGACGTAGGCGTGCCGCCGCCCCGTCCGGCTGCTGGTGACGAACTCGACGCGGCCGACGTAGCCGCGCCCGCAGTCCCAGCACGGCGCGGACGTGGCCGGCGTCGTCTCGCGCAGCAGGCCGAGGCCGAGCAGCCGTTCCAGCGCGGGGCCGAGGTGCTCGTGGGCCTCCTCCGCGAAGAACACCGGCGGCTCGTCATCCAGCCGCTGCAACATCAGGGGCAACGGATCGGACACCATCGATGTTCCACCGTTTGAGGTACTTCTGCGCCAGCTCGATCCGCTCCGGCCGCTGGTTCCGCAGGCTGCAGCTGCTCGGGTAGGCCACGTCGAACGTCAGCGTCCCCGGCTTGCGGCCGTCGAGCGGCAGGAACTCGAAGCAGAAGGTGACCATCGTGACGTTGACCGACGACAGCGGCACGCGCTCCTTGTTGAGGACCTCGTCCAGCATGTCGTAGATGTCGTCCGGGCCGCCGTCGGGGTCGGCCTCCAGGACCATGCGGCGGTGGCTGTTCTTGAAGGACAGCCGCAGCCGGCGGACGCGCGCCCGGACGCAGTCCTCGGGGTCCGTGGCCAGGGAGAAGCTGCGGTGCTTGAGGCCGTTCAGGTCGTAGGCCGCGTCGGGGTTCCAGTCTTCCAGCTCGACGCCGAGGACGATCTCGGCGAACAGCTCTTCCAGGCGCGCCTTGATCTTGGGCGGCACCCTGGCGAACAGCTCCAGCGTGCCCTCCGCGCGGTTGTAGGCGAAGACGATGGCGAAGGTCTGGCGGAAGGTCCGCGGCGCGAGCTTGCCGTCCTGGTCATGGGCGGTGACGTTCTGAACGAAGTCGTCGGGGTGGGCGAAGAAGTAGTCCGTCCCGCGGCGGGTCAGCGTCTCGACCGTGCAGACCTTGCCCCGCCCCTGCTCGCACAGCAGCAGATCGGACAGGCCCTTTTCGAGCTGCTTGAGGGTCGCCGGCGACTTGTCCGGCTCGACTTGCGGCAGGTCCTTGCGCTTGCGCCACCAGGCC